AAAACACGCTAAAACGATTACAGATGAGCGGTGGTACTCGTAAGAGGTTAGGTCTATGACAAGTTTTGCCTTTGGTCATGCACTACGAATAAAGCCTAAGCAAACAGTCCTTTATCAGTTTCAAAACTTTTTTATTGGCAAACAGATTACGCACAAAGGCTCTGGTTATCAGTTTGTTCCTTTTGGTTTTTCCGGCGTAACCGTTAATCGCACAGGCGACGGTCTAGAGGCCACCATTGTTTTTCCAAACTCTGATCCTGATGGCAGCGGAAAGCTTGCTAGGAATTGGGCTATCGAGGCTCTTAATGAAAGTTGGATTATGGAAGTTGACGTATTGATTATTGAAGACCCTGACCCTGAGACAGGTTTGGCAGCGGAAAATACTGTCGTTCACACGTATGTTGGCCAAGTGACTGGAGGCCAATGGGACAACGTATCAGTAAATCTTGAGCTGAGCACTGTGTTGGATGCGGTTGGAACGGATGTTCCACGACGCGCTTTGACCAAAACAAACGTTGGCAACCTGCCAATTAGCAATAATGTCCGGCTGCGCTGATCTGATTGGGATGCCGTATCGGCTAGGCGCTGACGGCAGTGATGGTCATATTGACTGCATCCACCTTTGCTACAAGGCTTTAGGGCACATCGGCATTGGCCCGCCACCGTTTAAGCCGTCCTGGTATGAAGCAAGCAAGTGGGAAGTATCGCGTGATTTATTAAACTGGGGTTTTCGGGTCAAGAAGCCTGAGTATGATGGGGATATTCTGCTGTTACCGCAGCAATCCTGGGCATTCGCAGTCACATGGCAGACGGGAATCTTGTACGTCAATCGAATGTCGGAGAAGGTGCAATGGTCTTCGGCCCGTCAATTTACGACGTACCACTGCTTCCGTACGAAAGAGAATTAATAAAGACGATTGGAATTACAGAGAAAGAGTATCAACTGTTTGCGGCTGAAGTAAGGCGGCGTGGTCGATTAAGACCTGCAGAGTATGAGCACATTCCAGATATTCAAGCTGGGCCTACTCTTACCCCGGTTTTGATCAGCCTCGCGATCAGCTTGGTTCTTACCGGCGTTGCATATCTGTTGACGCCAAAGCCCAAGATGCCTTCGGCTTCAAGGGGTTCTTCTTTTGATACTGGCAGCATTACCGGACCAAGCAGGTTTACTCCATCTAGTGGATTTGAGACATTAAATGAGCTGGCTGATTATGCCTCACCAATCCCAATCATTTTTGGTTTATATCAAGGGCAAGGGCGAGGAGAAGTTGGCGGCATTTTTGTAACACCAAAGCTTGTTTGGTCACGGATGTTTAGTTATGGAACGCAGCAATCAGCTTTGCTGATGTTTGTTGTAGGTGAGCAGGGTATTGACGATGGAGTTGGCGACGGTATTAAGCCGCCAGCAATTGAAGGAATCATGCTTGGCAACAATGCACTTGATCCTATCCATGAAGACGGATTTGCATTTTATTGGAGAGCGGCTACTACCACTCCAGCAGGGCCAAGAATTAAAGGTGCAGACCTTAAGTACGGCACGCAAGGCACTGCAGATAGTGGCAATCCAGGAGTAGGACTTGCTACCGGTGACGTAAAAACAGAAGACGTATTTTTAGCCCCAACAAATGATGCAGAGCAATCTAAGCCTTTTTGTCACGCATATTCTCCTGTAAATTCAGCAGAGTTTGGAGCGTATGCACCAATAGCAAACGGCAATGGGATAAAAATAAATTATCAAGTCATTCCCATTGGGAAAAACAAAAGCCAAGACGGCAGTGATGCGTCTGAAACAAAGAAAAGCCAAAGAGCAAAGGTGATGCAACGAGTAAAGATTGTTGGCGACGAAAACGAAGCCCGCAGAAGAGACGCAGAGGAAGGGAAAAGCCCTGGCTCTTCCTACAGCAAAAACAGCTTTGTTGGTGATGATCTTTATGGGCAGCACCAATCGGGTACTGGCCGCCAGTACAGCCCAAGAATGGGTCTAATTAGCGTTAAGCGAGGTAACACAGTAATCACAACAAATGGCGAAGACTATACGCGCCAGGTTCGTGTTAGCAAGGGAGATACGGCTGTATTTCTTATTAGTGACACAGAAATTGACGAGGAAATCTACAAAACCTCTTCAGCCGCTGTAAGTGTAAGCGAAATAAACAGCCTTGTTTTTGAATCTCAAGTTGCAGCTTACGAGCAAATGCAGAAAGGAGAAGTATTTGCTATTGCTGGAACGCTTTGGAAGGTTATTAGTAGGAGAAGGGAAGGAGTCTTTCGCACTGGAGAAGGCTCTCAATTCATTACTTTAGAGTGTATTGATACCTCAACGTCTGCATTCAAAACAGTCGGTATTGTAAGCAAGCATCGGGTGGTTCACCCTCCAATATATATTGATGACAAACGAGGGGTAGGTCCGCAATATTACCCTTTGACGCGAATGTCAATTACCTCAATCAGAAACAATAGAGCAGCAGTCATTACAGAGCTTGGCATCAAAAGCACAGTCTTTCAACGTTTAAATGGATTGACCGCTATTAATGGATTGCCAACGCCAGACGAAATCAAAGAGTTTGGAAAAGATAAGACGACAGTGACAACTGGAACGATTAACATTTTTATTCCAAGGGCTTCCGCCTTTCGCGTTGCCGTAAGAAAAGCAAATACCAGTAAGGACTTTGTGTTTTTTGACGAGTATTTTGTTGTTATTGGCAACAAACCAGTTGCTCAATACAATTACATTCAAATAATTGCTCCAAATAGAGATGATTATGATGAACTTGAGTTTAAAATAATTCCCGTACCTGGTGGTGAACTCAGAAACTTAAGTGCAGAACAAGAGTTTATTCATTTAAGGACAACCGCTGAAGGAGGAAACCAAGCTGGCGGCACTACAAAAGTTCCTGGGATAGGATCTTTAAAAGTTAAATGTTCTGGCAGTATTGTAGATAAAAAGTTTTTTAGCGATAATACTGAATTAGGTAGGGGAGCAAGAATAGTTAATATTGACGGCGATACAGACAAGCCAGACAGCTTAGAGCTTGAAAAATACTTGCCACAAGACCAAAACAAGAGCAGATTTAAAGCGCAGAGCATCGAAAAAATTGGGCTTGTATCCACGCCAAGTACAGGTATTGGAAAGTCAGACGCCTTTACCTTTGCATTGGCTGGGGACGCTGACGAGGCAGGCCCTAATAGAAAGACAACAGAAACCACCGACTACTACAACAACGAAAAAGAGTTCATCAAGCTTCGCTGGAACTGGAGAAAAAGAAATTTAAACTTAAATCACTACGCTAGGAAAGAAAACGGACAAAAGAAAACTTGGGAATTTGTTTCATGCACTGTTATAGACAGCTCTCCAGGATTTCCTTTAAATCATGAGTTTGAAATTCGCAGGGGCAAGAACAAGACAAATACTGTTGACGCAGCAGGAATCCCTAGGCCAGTAACCGCAGACTATGGAGACCGAAATGCTTTTAAGCGCAACAACCCTGACATCAGCGATGGTGTCTTGCGTGGTTCGGGTTATAAATTTAAAGTTACTAACACTGCCTTGATTCAAGGTGGAGATGAAGAGCAAGCGTATTTGTTTGAAACGTTTGGCCGCGCCGTAGAGTCTGACCTTGACGATGTCAAAGCAAAAGTTATCAACAAAACCAAGGGCGGCAAGCAAATAGAGTTTGCTTTAAGAGCAAAAGTAGTGCGACTTCAAAGCCATCCTACTGGAGAAAAATTTGGCTATAGCGTGACTCAAGTGGCTGAAAGGTCGGATAACACGGACAACGGGTGGCAAGTGGGTGACACTTTTGAAGACTTAGTAGACGTGAGCGCACAGAACCCATTTGGCATAAAAAATACTAAAGCAGGTGCTTCGTATAAGGTTGAAAAAGTAAAGACGACTGCAACGACGGTTTCATATAAAGGAGAAAATTTTGAATTTAATAATGGTTACGCAGACTTAAGTTTTTACAGGCAACTAATTCAAAAATCAAACGATACAGAGCCTGAACACCAAGTCGTATATATAAACGAAATCTTACCTAATACCCGAGAACCTCAGTATTCAAGGCTAACTACCGCAGGATTGTCTTTAAAAGCTAGTAGAGCTTTTTCGCAACTAGACCAACTCCGTTGCTGGCTGGCTAGTGGACTAAAAGTTAAACGCCTGCACCCTGATTGGGAAAGTAACGAGGACAACCCCTACGAAGATAACTCAAGCAGCGAAACCTTTAAGAAAGAGTTTGGCCCTAGCCACTTACTACCGGATCTCGTGTTTTACCTTATGACAGACCAGATAGCTGGTGCGGGAGGCTTGATGAACATGACATCTAGCAATGCACCGTTAGTAGATTTAGAAAGCTTTAAATTAACAGCTAAATTTGTTTCAAAACAAAACATGTTTTTTAATGGCGTCATAACAGAAAGAACAAATTTAAGGCAATTTATTACAGACATTGCGCCTTATTTCTTATGCAATTTTATTATAACTGATGGCAAATTTGGGCTGCTGCCCGCTTTGCCGTTTTCTGATTCAGACGGCAGTATTAACACTGGCAGTATAGAGGTCAAACAATTATTTACGGCTGGCAACATTCTTGAAGATAGTTTTAGTGTTGAATATCTTCGTCTTGAAGACCGCAGGCCATTTGTTGCAATTGCGCGTTATAGGAGTGAAACGCCAAATAAATTTCCAGAAGAAAAATCAGTCGTTGTATTTGAATCAAAAGGAAAACCAGACGGTATGCAGGCGCTTCCACAAGAGACGTTTGACCTTACTCAGTTCTGCACTTCAGAAGAACACGCAATCAAGGTGGCTCGTTACTTTTTAGCATTGCGAAAACTGGTTACACATACGATTAAATTTTCCACAACAGTCTTTGGCTTGAGCCTTAAAGCTGGATCGTTTATCAAGGTTATTACTGAGGTCAGCCCTTACAGCAGCGCGAATAACGGAACAATTGACGGGTCAGGCAATGTTGTAAGCGTTAAAAATTTAAAGGATGGCCAGTATGACGTGCTTTATTATCAAACTAATGCTGACACAGATGTGGACGAAGGGACACTGACAGTAAGCGGTGGCAAAGTTTCAGAGAGTAAGTTCCACAAGTCAATCTTTACAATTAATGATTCAAGCAAATCTGAAAACATTTATGTTGTAGAGCAGCTCACTTTTTCTGAAGAGGGCACTGTGGACATTGTTGCTTCAGAGTACCCGTGTACGACGGAAGCGGATACCGTTAACATAAGTAAGCTAGCTTTGGCCGTTGTTGACGAGGCTGGCGATTACAAGGTAATTACCGGTTAGATGGCTTTTCCTACACTCGTTCCAACTAGCCGCGCTTTTGACCCCGGGAACTACCCGATCAAAACATTTAATTCGCAAAGCGGAACTGAGACACGGATTTTGTATGGCAGCGAACGTACCAACGTAAAGCTGCAACTGTCTTACGCCAATATTGGCGATGCGTCAGCAGAGTTGTTCCTTGATCATTTTGACGAAACAAAAGGCACCTTCGACACTTTTGCATTGCCTGTAGGGCCGTTAGGCGGCTGGAGCGCAAACACTGACGCCTTGCGCTCAGAGCCGTCAAGAGTCCCGACTGTGACACATGTTGTGACGGTTGCGACCTCTGGTGGCGCTAACAAGTATCGAATTGACGGGTCTTCGACAGATAACCAGACGTTGACGCTGACTGAAGGCACTGTTTATTTGTTTGACCAATCAGACTCGTCAAACTCTGGTCATCCGTTGCGTCTTAGTACGACAAGCAATGGCACTTGGGGCGGTGGAGCGGAGTACACAACAGGCGTAACAACTTTTGGGTCTCCTGGCAGTTCCGGGGCGTACACACGAATTAAAGTCGCTAAGGACGCTCCAGTCTTGTATTACTACTGCGTCAATCACAGCGGGATGGGAGGTCAGATCAACACTCCTGCAGGCACTGTTTCATCTGAATCAGGGACACCAGCAAAGTACAGGTACGAAAGCGCACCACAATTAACGCAGGTGCGGCCTGGGGTTAGCACTGTTACAGTGAATCTGATTGGCGTGATCTGATGGCAAAGGTCTATACCGGCAGAGATGGCG